ATGATAACGTCGCTGGTCCATTTGAAAAGCAGATGGGGGATGAAAATACGCAGACATATTATACATATGACCGCTATGAATTAGAGACTCCGTATGCAGAAAATCTGGAAGAAAGAATCTCTGCATCATTTGATTCCTGGTTAGAAAAAGCAAAGCAGGAAGAAGGAGAAGAAGATCTGACAGAAATGGAAGCGCTGAAAAAGGTAGTCGCTGATCAGCAGGAAACAATCGAAAGCATGAATAGCGTCATTGATGATTTACTTGTATTCAATTTAGGAGGTGAATAAAATGTTTGAACGTTTAACAAGGCTCTATAATGCAAAGAGACTAACAAAACAAGGTCTCAAAAATGCAGTCAAAAACGGATGGATCACCGAAGACCAATACGAGGAAATCACAGGGGATGTCTATGAGTGATATTGAAATTTTTTGCAAGCTGTGCGATGCAGTGAGTATCCTGTCAAATATTATTCTGGAACAGCAAAGTTTACTAAAACAAAGCGACATCGAAAAAGAAATCAGGGATGGATTAATAACGAGATATGAAGATGTCGAAAAAAATCTTGACGGGATATGCAGTATGAAATAATTTAAGCAGCTACATGGCTGCTTTTTCTTATGCAACAAGGAGGACACAATTATGTGGTTTTTTCCGACATCAAATATAACCAGAGAGGAACATGACGAATTCCGCCGCAGAATCGAGCAGGAAGAAGAGCGGCAGAATCGCAGACTAGAACTCTGTGAGATGTCAATCAAAGAATGGAACTCGTTAACAACATCAGTCCATGAACTAGCTGTTAACATGGGGAATATGCTTCGTGAACAAGAACAGCAAGGCAAGAGACTGGAAGCACTAGAAAAAAGGGACGGCGAAAAATGGCGGCAGGTAACAGGGTACGTTATTACAACTTTGATCGGCGCTATTCTTGGCGTTTGTCTCAAACAAATAGGAATGTGAGGTAAGAAATATGTTTAAGAACACTGTATTAAAAACAAGCGTAGACACAAAAAAATGGATGAAGGGAGCTGCAATCAGAGCGGTAAAAACAATGGCACAGACTGCAGTGTCACTGATTCCTGCGGCCCAAATGATCCAGCAGGTAGACTGGAAAGTCGTCGTGGGAACTGCTGCACTTGCAGGAGTAGTATCAGTTTTAACCAGCATTGCTGGAATTCCAGAATGTGAGGAGGAATAAGTATGGCAAAAATTACAGAAAATTGCATCAAGCTCGTAAAAGAGTTCGAAGGATGCTATTTAAAAGCATACAAGGACGAGGTGGGTGTTTGGACCATCGGCTACGGCATTACAAATTCAGACAAGTCTATCACGGGAACTACGATCAAACAAGGACTCGTGATCACAAAGGCACAGGCAGATACATGGCTTCGAAAATCTCTGGAGAAGAAATATCTGCCACTGGTTACAAGGTATAACTCTAAATACGACTGGAATCAGAATCAGATCGATGCGCTGGTCAGCTTTTGCTACAACATCGGAAGCATCGGCGGCCTGACTGCATCTGGAACTAGATCAAACGCGGAGATTGCAAAGAAAATGCTGGAATATAACAAAGCGGGAGGAAAAGTATATAAGGGCCTGACACGTAGAAGAAAAGCAGAACATGATCTGTTTGTGAAAGCTGTGGCCAGTAAAAAGAAAAGCAATCAAACAAGTACATCGAAAAAAAAGACGGAAGGGAGCAAGTATATGTTTAGTGTAAGCACAGTAAAAAAAGGAAGCACAGGAAAAGATGTAGAATTAATGCAGCGTCTCTTAAAGAGCAGGGGCTACAAAGGAAAAGACGGAAAAACGTTAGAAATTGATAAAAGTTGTGGCGAAAATACGCTGTATGCTTTGGAAGCTTTTCAGAAGAAAAACAAACTTACTGCAGACAAGATCTGTGGCGAAAGTACATGGAAAAAATTATTATTAAGATAACAAAGAAGGAGAGACTGAGTATTATTTCAGTCTCTCCTTCTTTAAAGATTCAACATCGTGCTGAAGGAAAATCTCCCATACGTCCTGCGGCGTCAGATCATAGCGGACAGCTATCAGAATCATATGTTTTTTCTGGAACTGCTGCCGCCCGTTCCAAATTGTCGAGAAATTGGATGCGGTCATGCCTAAGAAATCCGCAAGCACTTTGTTCGTATCGCCATGGGCAACCATGGCCTGTTTTAATTTTTCTTTATTAAACATTTTGCACCTCCTAATTATATTTAGCAATTTATTTATAACTTGAATAGCAGCTTCAAATTAGTTGAACTTTTGTACGTCGGTGACTCTTAAAACGAAATCTCCGCCTCTTTCATACGGAATATTGTAACACAAAATTTCAAAGAAAATTCGAATCTCGCATTCATCAGAATCGATAGCTGTATAAACTACATTCTTCTCTTTCCTGATTGGCTCTATTGCCCCGTTTTCAAAGGCAGAATAATATCCGTTATTTGTCATAAAGCTGTCAAGAACATAGAAATTAAGAATCGTCTCGATAGACATGAGTTCCTCTTTGATTTCTTGCGCTGTTAATTTTCTCATTTTAATACCTCCATAAATTAATCAGGATAAACACTTGCTACTAATTTATAACCAAGACTGGCGGCCTCTTTATAATCACCTGTCACGATATATGCATTATCTTTACACATAACACATAAGCGATCGTCGCAATCTTCCGCCCTAATTTCTGCAAATTCCAATGCGACGTTAAATTTTTCAAATGTTATATAATGATCTCCCATAATGACAACCTCCCTTTCTAAGCTTCAACAACCCAGTGCTCAACAGCTTCAACTTTACATTCGATGGCACAACCAATATCATCGCGAAAGACTGCGTAGCTTTCAGTTGAACCACATCTTGTGACGTTTTCAATTCGTACGAAGCGACCGTAGCGGCTTGCCCATCCACACCAATAATTCTTCCCAACAACTAATTCATTTGCTTTCATTTGTTTTCTTTCAACTAGATTCTCATCAGCATCTTCAGTAAATACATTTGCATCTGCTTCATGGATCTGTTCTTCTTCAGAATTCATTTCTGCAGATTCCTCGTTATCTTCATCATAGAATTTTTCATTAAACCATTTGATCGCTTCATTCATATCCTCTTTGCTTGCTCCTGTTTCAAACATGATATTTGCAAGTGCGTTGTAAACTTCGTTTTTAATATTTTTCATTTTTTATATCCTCCAATGTATTTTTTATATTCTTTAGCTTGTATGTATATTAACTCTGACAAGCGTACTATTCAAGTAATTTATAACAATAATCTGCACAAAAATTTATGGCTTTCTTTGTTGATATTTGCTATAATTTATAACTCGTTTTTTTCAACGATATCCATGACATCGCAACCAAGCCCCTGTGCTAATTTATATACAGTAATGAAGCGGGCATGATTTATATCGCGACGAAACTGTTCATAGTTTCCGATACACTTCACAGGCACTCCGGATCTTTTCGCCAGATCTTCCTGGCGAAGCCTTTTCATAACTCTCATTCTTTTTAGATTTGAAATTCTTTTCATTTGAAAAACAACCTCCTTAATGATATGATTTATTAATAATTGTTTTTGCAAGCAAATGTGCTAGATTTTTTACACACCAAATTAGAACATTCGTCAAGATTATTGATTTTGGGGTTGAACAGATGGTATATATCAGTTGCAAACCGACAAGTCTTGCGAGAGATCTGGAAGTGTTTGAGGCAGCAGGATATAAAGTTAAGCGAGCTACAGCGGTAGATCAGTTCCCGAATACGGTTCATATCGAGAGTATGGTGTTGCTACAAAAGGACAATATCTAAAAATCCTTGAATTTAAGCGGTTTGTGAAGCATTTTAGTTTTAAGAAAATAAGTGAAACTTACAGTCAAAAAGAGCTTTTAGAAGAAATTACAGTTGTTGTAGCTCTTGATGTCGTTGAGAGGGACACAAGAAATCCTAGTTTTATAAATGAAAGTAAATCATCGGACAGATGATAAATTATAGGGATACTTTAATTACAAAGTATCTCTATTTTTTTATACAAAATTTATAAAGAAGGGAGAAAATGCAATGAAGAACACAGCGATAAGTGCAACAAAAAAGAATACTCATAACATAACATTTCCAAAAAAATAAAAATGGGAGGAGGCATGAGATGTTAAAAATCAGAATGCAAGGAATGACAAGCGACATTGAATGGTTCCAAAAAATCTTAGAGGAAGATAAAAGAATCAGAGTACTTGGGATTTCAGAACCATTTGCAAACAAAGGAACAAATAAATATTTTCGAGTTTATGCAGAAGTAAATAAAAAAGAAAAGTAGAAAGAGAGGAAATGTTATGTGTAGAGTAATCGCAATCGCCAATCAAAAGGGTGGAGTAGGAAAAACAACAACAGCAATCAATTTAGGAATTGGATTAGTCAGAGAAGGAAAAAGAGTATTATTGGTAGACCTCGATCCACAGGGACATTTAACGATAGGTCTAGGATTTTCAAAAAAAGTTCCAGTAACTTTAAAAAATATGTTAGAAAATATTGTTATGGGGATTAAATTTGATCCTAGAGAAGTAATTTTACATCATGAAGAAGGAGTCGATGTAATTCCGTCTAATAAATTACTTTCAGGTTTGGATGTGTCATTGATTATGGCAGAGGATCGAGAAATAATATTAAGAGAATATTTGATGCTACTCAAAGAAGATTATGATTTTATGATTATAGATTGTATGCCATCTTTAGGAATGTTGACAATCAATGCTCTAACAGCCGCAGATAGTGTATTGATTCCAATGGAGCCAGAATATTATGCAGCAGATGGCTTAATGGAATTGTTAAAGGTTTATAGTGCAATTAAGGCGAAGTTTAATCCAGACCTCAAAATTGAAGGAATTGTCTTTACGTTTGATACTCCAACATTTAATAATTCAAAACGAAATAAAAAAGCAGTCATTAGTACATATGGAGACAAAATAAGAATTTTCAAAGAGTCTATTCCAAGAGCTGTAACGATCGCAGAGACGGCTTCAGAGGGAATTAGTATATTTGCCTATGATGGTAGTGGAAAAGGCGCTCAAAGCTATCAGAAGCTTGTAGAGGGGGTGCTGGATCATGCGTAAACCAAAAAAGGAAATACATTTAACAAGTTATGAAGAATTATTAGGAATTGAGGATAACCAAGAAAATAGTGTTGATAAGATAACAGAAATACCGATAGATTGTTTATATGGCTTTAAGAATCATCCATTTTATGTGATAAATGATGAAAAAATGCAAGAAACTGTGGACAGTATTAAAGAATATGGTGTTTTAAATCCTTGCATTGTCAGACCAAGAGAAGGTGGTGGATATGAAATCATATCTGGACATCGTAGAAAATATGCATGTCAATTGGCAGGAAAGGCCAAAATACCGGCAATCATAAGAAACTATACAGATGATGAAGCAACAATTATTATGGTAGATTCAGTGCGCCCGTAAGGCGCTTGGGGTGGACACCCAAGCGGCGTGGGTCATTATGATTTTGCTCTGAGAAAGCAATAAGAAAAATTATCAAGTGTGAAAAACACAATCTTATCGCCAACAACTAACCTCGAGTGGAAACATAAAGGGGACAACAGCACGTTTGTAAAGGCACAAGTCAGCGAAGCTTCCAAGCTGCGACTGAGTGTCGAGGCGAAAGGTACTATATGAGGATGAAGGCTACACTGCTTGAAGGAAAGTCAGAGGCTGGAGCTAACCATCTCCACACCGAAGGGAAGATGTTACGGTGGTGCATTGGCGGATTAGTATTTTGCTGTCTGCAATCCGTGGGATAATCGATGCAAGCTAGCCATAAGTAATGGAAAATGACGAAAACTCCCATACCTATAAATACTGCGGATATTGTGGGAGAGAAAGCTGGTGACAGTGGGAGAACAGTACAGCTTTTATCGTGTCCCGAAAGTGCTGTTTACAGCAGAATGTTTTAAATTCCTCTCCTGTGAAGCAAAGGGGGACTGTGTTGGGAAACCGTGTGGGTTCACAGGAGCTGATCCAGTTAGGAGAACGTGTTCGACAAAAGAGAAAAGACTGTCATTTATCCCAGGAAACTGATATGTAATGACCTTTGTCAATAGTAAATTAACAGAAATCACAACAAATTTTTATTTTATTGTTTC